ACGACACCGGCGACACCGGAGTTACGTCCCTGAACCGAGCGTCTGTCGAGGAGGTGGCGAACAGGATGGGCTGGAGCGTCGTCCCGCTCTACCGCTTGCCCGCGCTCACCGACGAGGAGCGGGAGGCTCTGTGGTGTGCCGTGTGCGACTACAACAGCATGTCCAGAATGATGCACAAGCCGACGCACGGGGAGATCGGCTCAGCCCTAGCGAGTCTTTTTGAGCGGCTAAAGTGAGAACTTGTCTTTATGCGGACCCGCATAAACACGGCACTGTCGGATAACGCCGCGCGAAACCAACGCCACGCGGCCGCGAGACGGCAGAGGCCGGCGCTATCCCGACCGGGATAAACACAAAAACACATCACAAACGATACGATACGAAACGGTACGCGAAATGCAGGCCATCCTGAAGTTCACATTGCCAGACGACCAAGCCGAGTACGACGCCGCCCGGCTCGGCCGCTCCGCGTTGCTGGCCCTGTGGGAGATCGACCAGCACTGCCGGTCGCTGCTGAAGCACGGTGAGCCGACGCCAGAGGCGAGGGAGTTGGCGGAAGAAATTCGGAGGATGATTCCGGCTGAACTGTTGGATGTATGACCTAGGAGTAAATCAGATGATCATCGACGTACCAAAACTGTTTCGACTCTGGCACACAGACCTGACAAACGAGGCCCTTGCCCGAGAAATGGGAGTCTCGCGGAAGTACCTCTGGCAGGTGCGAAAGCGGTACGGCCTGCCGGAGCGGAAGCACAAGCGCAACACCAACATCAAGGACCCGACGCAGGACGAGATCCGCGAAGCGTGCGCGAGGATCCGCGAGCGCTGGTCGAACGAAGAGCGCGAGCGGCGAACCTGCAGTTCAGCGCCGGGCTGGCGGCCGCCGGAATACTCTGCCCGGGCCACGTTTTGCTGTTGACACAGAGGCTACCGGGCTACACACTACGACGATGCTGGAACGCGCCATCGTCGCCAAGGTGATCGCCACGGCCAAGTCGCTGGGGTGGTTCGCCGTGAAGATCCACGGCAACGCATACCAGATGGCCGGTCTGCCGGACGTTCTGTGCATCAAGGGCGGCCAGGCGGTCTGGCTGGAGGCCAAGGTGCCGGGGAACAAGGCCAGTCCGGTGCAGTGCATGAGGATGAAGCAACTCACGTCGGCAGGCTGCCGGTGCGCCGTCGTGTACTCGGAAAAAGACGCCCGGCAGTTCTTGGAGAGCATTGGATGATTGAAGAAGACTTCCTGCTGCCGCTGTACGAGCCGCTGCTGAATGGTCCGCGTCGTGTCGCTGTTGACATCGGCGCCAATGTAGGCGACTGGACGCACTGGCTGTCGCAGAGGTTCGACCACGTTATTGCCGTCGAGCCGGATCCGCGGGCCGTCGCAGTCCTACGGCCGTGCCTGCCGCGAAACGCCACGCTTCTGCAGGCGGCCTGCGGGAATTCCGGTGGCGACGTTGACTTCTTTGTGCGAGACAACCCGCTGCAGTCGTCGCTGCTTCCAGAGCATCCCATCGGCGGCGGCGACCAGCGGGAGGTGTCTGTCGTGGAGGTCGTCAAGCGGCCGTGCCTGTCGCTCGACCAGATCCTCACCGCGGCGAGGCTGCTCACCGGCCACGCCGAGATCGACTTCGTGAAACTCGACATCGAGGGGGCCGAACACCTTGCTCTGCAGAGCGCCACGCCTGAGTTGTTCAGAAACACCCGCTGGCTCATCGAGATCCACGACAACCGCGTCCCAGTCGGCCTCGCAGTCCAGCGGCTGGGATACGAAACGCTTCGCGTCGTCCGGCACCCTGCCCCGAACGCCCACCCCGAGCATCTCTGGATACTTGCCAATGAATCCCGATGACTACTGGAACATTGAGCCGGCGTACCAGAAGCAGTACGACGGCTTCGTGGACATGGGCCGCGCCATGGCAGCGGATGCCAAACTCTGCGTCCTGTCGATTGCCCGCAACGCCATGCCGCACCTGACCAACACGCTCTCGCTGCTGGAGCAGGCCGTGGCCCCGTTCAAGCAGGCTGTGTTTTACGCCTACGAGAACGACTCCACGGACGGCACAGGCGAAGAACTGGTCCGATTCGCCGAGACGAGGCCGTGGGTCACGGTCGAGCGGGCTTCGCTGGGCCGGCCTGACCTTCGCAGTTTTGAGGAGGACCGCACGGTCGCCCTCGCGGAGTACCGAAACCGCTGCCGGCTGTGGGCCAAGGCCAATGCGCCGGACTTCGACTACTACGCCGTGCTGGACACCGACCCGCATGGCGGGTTCTCGCCGGCCGGCCTGCTGAACAGCGTCGGCTGGCTGGGCCACTACGCCAGCGACTCCAGAAAAAACCCGGCCGGCATGGCGAGCATCTCGCTGTGGAGCGGGATCGGCGACGAAGGCGAGTTGCGGCTTGCCCACTACGACGCCTGGGCGGCCCGCCTCAACTACTGGGACGACCGGCGCGATCACCGCTGGTTTCATCTCTGGCTCCCCCCTGTTGGCAGCACGCCGGTGCCGTTCCATTCGGCGTTCGGCGGCCTCGCCGTGTACCGGAACTGTGCGTTTCTGGCCCCCGGCGTCGAGTACGTCGGCGGCGACTGCGAACACGTTGCCCTGCACAAGTCCATGAGCGCCGCCGGCTACCAGATGTACCTCAACCCGGGCTGCCGCTATGCGGCCGTAATCCCCGATGCCGTCACCGCGTAAGTCCGCGCAGGAGATCGAGGCCAACAAGGAAGCGGCCAACCGGAAGCGAAAACTACGCCGCCTCTGGTCGTTCAGCGACCTGACGTTTGACGAGGTGTGCGATGAGATGGGGATGACGGAGCCGGAACTGCTGGCCTACGCCAAGTCCCTCGGCATGAAAGATCGCGTCGAGCCGCCGGTCTATATGCCGACCCCTGAGCGGATCCGCGTGGCGGCCGCCAAGATCCGCGCTGGCTGGACGGAGGCCGAACGCGAGTCCCGCCTCGGCGCTGGCGCATTCGTTAGAATGAATATGGCGACGGAGCCACACAACCATGCCGGCCGAACTGCGTCTAGTCCTGGCCGGCAAGGAAGTGCGCCTGACATTCACGATTGACGACCGCGAGGTCAACGGCGAGTTGTGGTCGTTCGACCGGAAGTTGTCCAAGGCCGAGGTTCAGGAGATCGTCGAGTGCGTGTTTCACGACGCCTACTCGGTTGTCCAGCACGCCGCCCATGAGTGATTCGCCGCGATACATCCGCGTGGCTGGCTATTACGGCGACGATTCGCCGCCGCTGATGAATCTCGTCCCCGAAGCCCCGCCGAGCCACTGGGGCAAGATGACGAGCCAGCAACGCACAACGTCACCGCAGTACCTCAAGTTCCTCCAGAAAAAGGTGAAGACCGATGGCCGAAGAACCCGTTGACATCTACGGCGCGAACCTGCCGATTTTCGAGAAACTCAAGTTGCTCGCCGAGTGGGCGCCGCTGATCGGCCGAATGCAGGCCGTGGCCGCCGCCAAGACGCCGCACGAACAGTCGCTGGCCGTGGTGTCCGCGGTCCAGTGGGCCGCCGGCAAGTCGAGTACGGAACTCGACGACGAAGCCCTGTATCACCTTGAGGCCGTCCTCCGCTCTCCCGAGGGCAAGGCGTTCTTTGAGTGGGCCGCCGCGAAGGTGCTGGCATGAGCGTGGCGCAGTACGTCTCCGCAGCGGCAGCCATTGTGGTTGCCGCGTATCCGTATGTCGGCCACCTCCGGCTGCCGGGCATTGGCTACAGCCGGGCCATCGCCGCCCTGTCGGAGGTGCGCCTGCGGCTCATCAAGACCAGCCGCCTCGGCGACGACCAGAAGAAGGCGATTGACGTTCTCACGCTGGCGCTTGTGGACGGGAGTGACCAATGAACCAATATCTGAGGTGGCTGGTGGTTGCTGTGCTGCTGTTTTTCTCATGGAAAGGCGCGTCACTGAACCTCAACTGGCCGCCGCACGACGAGGCCGTGGAGGCGCCGAAGCCAGAGAAAGAGGCATCGGAGTGGTGTGCGGCCGTCCGACCGATTGCGGCCAAGATGCTGCCCGGCGACCGGGTGTATCTCGCCAATCTGTACGAAGCCATGGGGCATATCCTCAAGCGTGATTTCTCCCGCGACCAGCCGATCATCAAGACGAGCGACGATTTTGTGACGTTCCACTCGGGGACGCTCCGGCTGGCGATCGACAAAGCCAGCGTCGGGAAGTACCCCGGCCTTGCGGAAGCGATCGACCAAGCGTTTCTTGCAGCGATGGGGGCCGACCCGAAGCCGCTGGACTCGGTGGCGCAGGCCCGGCTGCTTTCCGCGTGCAGTGCGATGTCGTGGGCCATCGGGATCGGATTCGATGAGTGACGACTTCAATCCGCTGGCTGCCTACTCCCGCGGCCTCGTCGGCTGCCGGCCCGACAAGCGCGCCGACGAGGAACTCGTCGATTCGATCATCCGCAAGGGCGGCGATCCGGACGGCGGGAGTGTCGCATACAACTGGGATTTCACCGAGGCTGGGAAAGGCAAACTGACCCTGCTGTTCCCGGCGGTGCAGTCTGTGTTCCCCGGCTGCTGGCCCGGCCCCACCCAACTGACAGGCGACTGCGTCGCGCGAGCGGCGGCGAACTGCCTGCTGACATCGCTGGCCCTTGAGGTTGCCGGCAACAAGCCCGACGAAGTCACTGGCCGGCTGGAAGGCGCCCCGGAAGTGCCGCCTGCTGGAGTGAAGGACTCCGTCGTTGCCTCGGAGTCTCTTTGGGCGTGGAGGGGGTACGACGGCGACGGCTGGATCTGCTCGCGGGCGGCGCAGGTTGCCACGACCAAGGGCTTCCTCGTCCGCAGGGCGTATCCGCAGTTTGGCGTTGACTTTACTCAGTACACCGAGCGCAGCATCGGCGTAGGCGGCTCTCGTGCGCCGAGCCAGAAGTGGCTCGACGAGTCTTCGCAGCACATCGCCCGCACGGCCACCGTGCTGTCGGGCCGGGAGCAGGTGCGTGACTTCCTGTTTCAGGGCTATGGAATTTTCAACTGCAGTTCCATGGGTTTTGAGCGGACGCGCAACGAAGACGGCGTGAGCCGTCAGGTCGGCATCTGGCAACATGCGCAAAGTTTTCTCGGCTATGACGACCGGCCGGAGACACACAAGAAATACGGGCAGGCGCTCGTCTTGTGGAACAACACTTGGGCCGCCTGGAATACCGGCAGTCGCCGGATCATGGGGACGGACATCGAGATCCCGCCCGGCTCGTTCTGGGCGCTGGCTTCCACGATCGACAAGGCACAGTGCATCGCCCTGTCGAGCGTGGCCGGCTGGCCTCGTCGGCAGCACACTACCTTCGGCGCTGTGGGCAACGTATGAAACGTATTCTTTGGGCGATCCCTGTGTTTGCCACGCTGGGGTGCGTCGTCTTGCCTCGTAGGGGGGACGACCTGCAGCCGTTCGTGGCCGCCGCCGGCCGCTATTCTCTGATGGCGGCGCAGAAACCCGCCCCCGCCAAAGTCTGCGAAAACTGTCGCGGGCTCGGCAAAGTTGGCGACGGAAAAGTGTTCGTCGTCTGCCCTGTGTGTAAGGGCAACACGACCAAACCGTGCGCGACCGGCTCATGCACGCCCCGCTGAAGGCGTATGTCGTCAAGCGCGGCGGCATCAGAATGTCGGCCCACTGGCGACTGGCGTACAGGCTGGTCGATATGGCCGTCGAGGAGTGGCCCGGCGGCTGCGACATCGACCGCATGGCTGACGTTCTGCAGGCCCGGCTGTCGATTCGCGTCCGCAGAGAGTACGGCAGCGTCGTCGGCAGGCTGCTGGTATGCGTTCTCGTCCCCGCGATTGCGCGGCTGGCCGTCGAGTGGTGGTGTGCGCGAGACTCGCATCGCGTTCTCATGAAAGGCTGGACCGCCAAGGATGCCTAAGAGAATTCCTACCTACCGGCCGCGGACGCAGGCCAGCCGACCGACCGCCGCGGAGCGCGGTTATTGCTCCGCTGCGTGGCGGCGCACACGGCTTGCCGTGATTGCCCGAGACGAGGGCAAGTGCCAACTGTGCGGGATCCTTGTGCATGGCCGCGAGGCCCATGTAGACCACATCATCGAAAAGCCGCGCGGCACCGACGCGATGCACAACCTGCGCCTGCTCTGCCAGCCCTGCCACAGCCGCCGGCACGCTCAGGACTCTTTGGGCCAAGGGGCCTGACCGTTCTCGATCTGCAGGCGGATGGCCCGCGCATATTGCGAGACATGCGCCGCCGGCAAGACCCGGGCCTCGACCAAGAGCCGGAGCCATTCCGCCACGTTGTAGCGAGTGAGGCGATTACGCCCAACGCGCTGCGGCCATTCTTTTTCCACGTTCGCTCATCGCTTTCTTGTCACGGTGGATCCTGGTGACGCCGGCCGAAAGGACGTTGTCCCTGACCTGATTGAGTTGCGACTGCGGCAGGTAGCGGCGGTTGCCCACTTTCACGCCCAGCCCCGTGCGCTCCAGCACCCGGAGGACCGTGGATCGCGAGCATCCAATGATTGTGGCGGCTTGCTGCAGGGTCAACTGCTTTCCACGGACGGGTGTGCTTTCCACGGACGGGTCACGCCCTTTGAGAAAAGCCTTGTTGCCGAGATACACGACCTCGCCGCGGCTGGCCGCCCTGGCGATGACTGTCCGGCGAGAGACGCCTGACAGTCGGGCTACTGTGTCTGCGTCTGCTAGTTTCATGATTCACCCTCTGAAGCCATATCCTCTAATTCTGAAAGCAACCTGTCCACCGCATGTTCGCTGATTGTCTTGCCGTCGTCGTCATACGGAGACAACCAGCCAGCGGCATGAGATTCTGAGTACCTCGACCACGCATCCAGAACAGACTCTTTTGCAGCCCACACGCCACGCGCGATAAGAGAAGCCTGAAGTTTTGGAACATCTATGTAGCGACGAGGGCTGCCGCAATCGAATGGGTCAATAATCCTCATGCTTGTTCTCCTTGCCATGGGTCACAACATATCTGCCAGTGCGTCCGCAATCGCGTCGTGGTCGTCGCCGGCCGTTACGCTCAACAAGCGCAGGCCGTCCGCGGCGTCCAGCGCCTCGACTTCCGTCGGGCCGTCATACGAGTCCACCGCGACCCGCCTGACGGCCGGCCCGTGGCCGGCGCTCTTTAGTCTTTCCAAAACACCTTCATCGAGCCACAGGCAGCCGGCTTCCTGTATGGCATACAGGGCGTTTTTGACATATCCCATCACTTCACCGCCTTTCGGATGATTCTATTCAGGAAGGCAACGTCCACGCGGTCGTTGAGCCTTGGAACCTTGACGCCGATTTTCCGCAGGTCTGACGCATACACCAGCATGGCCGCTTCGGTCGTGCCGAGCCGCTTGGCAATCTGGGCGCCGGACTCACCCGAGACATACCCCTCCATGTACCGGCGCACGAACGTGGAAAATGGCCGCTCTCCGGGTGCGTATCGCTTCATCGCTTTTTGCTCCTGACCTTGCTCCGGATCTTGTACGGACGGCATACGACTTCCGGAGCCGCCTTGTTCCTTCGCCGCCCTTCAACGTGAAGCAGCACGGCGCCGTCCTTGTTTCGGGCCTCGATATAGACCCGCGCCCCGTGGCGGGTGGCTCTCACGAACGTGCAGGTTCCGCGCGTTGCCAGCGGGATCTTTCGGCCGTCGCTGGTTTTCCAGTACGGCCCGCCGCTGACGCGAAACTTGTCGCCCGGCCGAAGAACCACCCGCTCAGAAACGCGGTACTCATTCATCGCATACGCCGAGTTTGAAGGCTTTATCCAACTTTTCGACTGCCGAGAAAAACACCTTGGCGAACTTCTCGCACTCCGGCGGCCCGGCGTGCTTCACGGCGAGGTCAAGCCCCGTCATGATCGCCGCGGCCTCTTTTTTCGTCAGTCGGACAATCTTCTGCTTTGCAACGGCCATGTCTCTTGCTCCTTTTGGGTTTTCACACAGACTGCAACTCTCGTTCCAATTTCACGGGCGGCTCGCCCATCCATCTCTCTGGCTGAATGTTCTTGAACCAATCCTGCATCGTTGGGATGAAGCCCAAGTCCTCCTTGACGTGTTGTTCGCCAATCAGCCGCACCGGAACGACGCGGCCAGCCGCGTTCGTGATGGTGTGGCCGAAGATTCTTTCCGCCATGAAAATCCCCTCGGCATGATGGCGCAGCGCCCGGTGGCGAAAGTCACCCATCAATCTCTTGGACTCGTCGAACCAATCGTGGATTTTCAGGTAGTCGTCAACGTCGCCGCCCCAATTCTTTTGCGAACTGACGGCATGGTGATACGAGTGGGCCATGGTCAGTACACCTCCTCGAAAGTCTCTACGTCGGTGATCCGCTGGTGAAACGTCAGCGCCACGGTGTCGTCTTTGGGGGTGATGGCGAACGTGCCGTAGGACCCTTCGTTGATTTCCCAACCGGGATGCTCTGCCCCGAGCAGGCTGTAGCACACTTCCTGAACCAGTTCGTCGAGCGTGTAGTTCCGGACGCTGCGGCGCGGCTCGCCCTCCGACCAGTCGGTGACTTGGTGCGGCGTGTCGTAGACTTCCTGCTTGCCATCGACGGCCGGCGTGTAGGTGATGCCCTCGACCCCGCCGCTGTCGCCGTACCCGTCGAATCGCACTTCGACCGACTCGACCTTCCGCTGGCGAAGTGCCGCAACCACAAGCGCCCGCGCTGTCTTGGCTTTCTTGGTCCGCTCATCGCGGTACTTCTTCATCTCACTCGCAAAGTCCATCGTCGTTCTCCTTGGGGTGTGAACCACTACAGTGCAACTGCCGTGCCAACGGGCCAGACATATTCAAGGGTGTCCGGCTCGGTCCATCCGAATTGTGAGTAGTGCGCCGGAAGTTTCCGGAGCAGGTTGCTGCGGTGCGAGGCATGGAAGTCGTCGTCGCCCAGCCACGGCGGCGGCCCGTCGTCGCCATTCCTCAGAACGCTCCACGCCGCATCCGAAAACTGCGGGAGAAGTGTGTCCCTGTATCCACGCTGCCGCCACTCGCGGCAGATTTCCATGGCATACACGCACAGCGAGTATTCGTGCCCTTGCCACATACGGGTGGCCGGGTGGCTGCGCCAACTGCTTGGCTTTTCATGTAGGGGTCCCCCGACCGGAACGCCGAGAGCCTGCAGGATCTGCTTGCACTCGACCCTTTGCTTGCCGAGCCGGCGGTAGTCCAGGCACTTGGCAGACTTCTGAAAACTGCTGTAGGGCAAAAAGGTTTGCATGGGTGTTAGTTTGCCTCCGGGTCAACGGCGAGCCATTCCGCAACGGCCTTCCAATCGACTTCATAGAGCATTGCCCGTGCCACAAACTCTTTCGCCAGCGGCGGCGCGTTTTCCATGGTCGGGATCATGGCCGCGCCGATGCTTGCCATGAGCGACCGCGCCGGATCGTCGCAGCGTTGTTCTAGAAAAAGTCGCCGCAACTTTGCCCGGCCTGCTCCGGACAGCGACTTGATAACGTCGTTCGTGTAGCCGTTCATTCCTCTACCTCCTTGCTGCGAAATACGATCATGCCGAACCGACGACCGTCCCTTTCCATCGGGGATTCGGTCACAGACGCCACTTGTTCCGCCGGAATGAATGTCTCTTTCGCGTCGGCCTTCGGCTCGCTGCCGAGGATGGCCCAGACGCCTTCCGCGTCGTGTCTGCGGATCCATGCTGGCACCATGATGGTTGTCATGCAGCCCCCTCAGCCGCTGCTATGGCGGCGCTGGCCCGTTTTGCTGCAGCGACCATTTCAGGCGGCGGTTCGTCGGCCCATGCGATAGAGAGCGCGAGTTCCACGGAGGCGTCTTTTAGCGCCGCCAGCAACTCCGGAGCCGCTGCGATTAGCCTCGCATTTGCGATCGGCCGTGGGTCAGACCAGTTGTTTTCGTCCCCTGCCACTTCGGCCACCGGCTTCCAGCCAGAAGGACTATTGCTGCCAGCGAAAACGCAAAGACCTTGATTGCTCCACGGGCCGGGTGTGTGTTCTGTTTTCATCGCTCGGGTCCTCTTGTGTTTGCGTCACTCGGGTCTATTCCTTGTCAGTGCAATCGCCGTGCCGCAGTTCGTCGAAAATACGCTCGGCGTTCTCCGCGTACCACTCGGCCACCTTCTCGTAGATGTAGTAATAGATGGCCGCCATGCCGTTGTTCTCGCGGGGATTTTCTCCCACGCCAGCGTTCTCATAGGCTTGTTGCAGCGCGCGCCCATGCAGAAACCAAGCGGCCTCTATCTGGCTGTCCCATATAGGAACGGAACCATCGACGATCCCATGCACCGAGCCGTCATAATCCAAATCGTTTGACAGGCACGGCACAGAATCCGGCTCGTTGTCTTTGATGTAGTCGCGGAGAAGGTTGTTCACTTCCTCCAGCGCCGTTTGGACGCAATAGGGCAGAACGTCTTCAACTTCAATCGTTCGCTTTGTCATGACGGGGGCTCCTGTTGGCTTGTGTTCGTTTCGCGTTGGCGAAAATGAAATAGTGCAACTGCTGTGCCACACGGGTCCTTATCACGGACGGGTCCTTATCACGGACGGGTCCTTATCACGGACGGGTCCTTATCACGGACGGGTCCTTATCACCCGCCCGGCGGCCCGGCCCGCCCGGCGGCCCCCCGGCCCGCCACCCCCTCGTACGGGGGGGCCTCCCCGCCGGATGGGGGGGTCCGGCCGCCGCCGGCCCGAAGCCCGCCCCGTCGGGGAAGGATTCAAGCCGGCCGCGCTGGCGGCCGATTGAATAGGCTACCGGGCCGCACAATCGGCGGCCGGCCCTGCAGGAGCCCATACCATGCCACGGGATCCGATCGCGCTCGCCGTCGCCGCCGCCGCGCTCGCCGCCGCGCTACGATCCCCGCCGGCGCCGGCGCCGTTCGTGGCCGGGCCGCCGGCGCCGTTCGTGGCCGGGCCGCCGGCG